ACGAGAAACGATGATGTCGATTCCCCATATGCTTCCGTAAAGACCTGTTTCCATGATCTCTCTCATGGTTACTGGATCTAGGTCGCTGTTATCCCATCCTCTAATATCCTTGAATGAATCAAATCTCATCAAGATACCGTAACATGGTAAATCCTTATCCATGATGGTAGAGGTCAGTCTGTTTAAGAAATCCTTATCCAAACCAGCACCTGCAATACCGTTAACAGTTGGGTTAGCAGTAGTGTTAGCAGCAGCCGCTGTATTCAACGCAGCTAAGAATTGATCGTCTTCCTGAACCTGAGTCTGGATTCTAATCTTCTCCTGAGTTCTGTCGAGAATGTTAAATCTTCTCTGTTGAATTTGGGATAATCTGATCTGAGCTGGTGAGAAAATTTCCCAAGTAGTAGGCTCTACATATTCGCCTTCTACATTCCACTCTTCTACACGTCCTCTTTTTGACACAACGTAAGACGGCACGCTAATATCTTTATCATATCTTGCAATTTGACCTTGAGCAAGTACATCAATCTCAAAGAACTTTCTAGCTGTTCCTACATAGTCAAGTTCTTGACGAATAGGTACTGCCATTTGAGCTCCAAGAGCTTGTCTTCCAGCTTCAGTGGTCAAAGACTGCCAGATAGTGTCATCCGCTACAGACTGTTGATAAGCCTTATAGGGATCATTTACTGGAACATTAGCGGCTTCTTTCTTTATTGAGAATCCGTCACCGGGTTTGTTCTGTCCTTGATTTAAGAGTATCATTTATATAACTCCTTTTATTTAATTGAACGATACTTTTGTTAATTAATCAAATCTAAGCATCGCGATAGTTTACAGCTTAGCTGCAAACGGTATAGATTGAAAACCTTTTCTCTCTCTTTAATAGTGCCTCCGGTCCCATTTCTGAGGCCGGAGGCTTATGGTAATACTAAGCTACCCTTAGAATCTGAGTATTAGACCCAGTTCATAGTTGTTAGCTGCAGCAGGTACCTGGAACAATTTAGCTTTAACCGAACCTGTTGCTGTAGTCTGCCATTTACCAGCAGCGCCAACATACAAGTTAGCATTTGGTGATGCAGAAGCTACTTCAGTTTCGTAAGTTCTAACAGCACTAGAAGCATCTACTTCTTCTTTGTGATTGATAAGAAGTTTAGTACCAGCTCCATAGTACAAAGTTACTAAAGATCCTGTTGGAGGAGCTACGAGTTCATCCTCATCATCTCCCGCAACGAACATTGCGCCATCAACACTTGCTATTTCAACATAAGCACCGGTCGAGCTGTATTGCATACACTGACCTGGAAGCCATCCTGTTACTATAGTGCTGGAAGCTACTTTGTGGTAGTCTTTAGCGTTCGCACGTAGAACAATTACTTTTGACATTGGTTACTCCAATAATAAATTAATAAATATTTTCTTAAACGTTTAACGATAAAACTTAATTATGTTTTTCTAGGCAATCTTAATTTCTCAGGTGATATGCCTTTACTTTCCAATCTGCTCTTAACAGTATTGAATAGATATTTTACCTGTGGAACACCATCAACAGCTACCTGGGGTACAAAACTTGATTTCTTAACATTTGCATCACTTTTTACATTGCTGTCAATATCTTCTGTAGATACCTTAGCATTCTGATCACGAACTGCTTCATTCTTATTACCAACTATTCCAGTTTCTGCTTCTGGGATATGGGCCTGTTTCAACGCTGCTTCATTTATAATTGGTATTTCATCTAATGATTCCGAACGCATTTTGAATTCAGCTGCTGTAAGTTTCATAAGAGAATTAGCTTTACTAAAAATAGCCTCTTTTGTAAAAGGAATAGCTCCTCTGCTGGCAAATTTACGTGCTAGAACAACAGCCTGCCTTGCTTGCGCTCTTTCGATATCCATATCTTTAGCTGACAATTTTCCTGGGCCATTTTTTGTCTCTTCTTTCTTACTCTTTACAGAATCGTCCTTAGGAGTGTATTTAACATCCATTTTACTCTTATCACTTCCTGAAGTAAGTTCTGATGCATAAGAAGAATCACCAAAAGCATCTGTATAGTAGGATTTCAAACCAGCTTTATCTGCAGCAATTGCTTTAAGCGTTTCCTGGGTAACTTTGCTGATAGTACCACCTAATTGTTTCTGTACTACTTCTAATCCTTCTTTCTTAGCAGATTCAACGATTCTGCTACCATAAGATCTGCTTGCGAACTCCTTAAAAGTCTGATCATTCTTCGGACCTGTATCACCAGGAACATTTGCAAAATCAGCAACTAATTTACGACCACTCTTTGCATCAACAACTTCCCAATAAGATGAGAATTTGTTATCTTTATTTATTCTAAAGAAAGCGTTTACGTAAGGTTTATCACTTCTAGGATATTCATCAGAATCAAGACGTTTGTCAACAGATGGATTAGGCCGCGCATCTTCAAAGCTCTTGTCTCTTTTAAACTTTTCGGTACCGGAATGCCATGCTCTCTCTTCAATTTCTTTTGGATCTTTACCATTAGGCCATTTATCACCAGAAAAATCAGCACCTGTTGGAGGAACTGCCGTAGCTTCAACTTTCTTGTAACCTAAAGCTCTCGCAACTCTCTCACCGAATGATATAGATTTTTCAACAGTTGCGAACGCCTGATCAATCGAATCGTGTGGATTAATTGTGGTATTTTGTGTGTCTTTCTTTGAAGCTTTCTTAGCTTTCTTAAGAAAAGCCCAATATGATAAAGCTTTCTTGGCGTCAGCTATAACACTGTCAGTCTGGTGTGCCAGGTTTACTAATTCAGAAGAATACTTTGCATTCAATCTCTTAAATGCTATAGCTTCTTTCTCTTCCGTAGCTTGTCCTGTTAAGCCATCCAAAGCATCTATAACACTTTGAATATCAGTAACACATGTATTAAGTGCTTTTTTTGCATCCTCTGGAGTTTTGATCTTATCGATTTTCTCTTTATCCTCTTCTGGTAAAGATTTATCTTCAGTATCAAAATTCATATCCTCGGGACCCATCTCATTAACACCACCCAAAAAAGAATCAGCATCTTTTTTAGTTGAGTTGAGTTCGTCCTCCATCTCTGCTAATGCTTCAAGAGCTTGTTTTTTATCTAAAGCAATAACAGGTTCTTTTTTCTGCTGGAACATATCTAATTCTCCTTTAAGTTTTGTTAAAATCAGAACAAAGTCTTTCCTAAACTATACCATATATAGTGAAAGGTATGCAAATTTCAAGGTCCTCCAGGTTTAGCAAAATCTTCAGAGATTCTGGTCAAGAGCCTCTGATATTACCTTCATTTCTAGCTGAAGATCGGAAAGCTCTTGAGAGGATAAGGTGGTATTTTCTAATAACTTAGCAATCTTTTTACGTCTCTTCTTAAAAGTTGCTAATAACTTACTAGACGCTTTGTAGCTAGGGACCAAAGGGTTGTCCTTTACGTGAAAAGATAATGATGATGTTATCTGCTCAATTGCTTGATTAACTTCATCATCATCGTTGAATTGTTCAGAAAAAGATAAACTGTCAGAAAAAGATAGATCGTCTCTCATTTACATTTCTTCTATATAGTTTTCAAAATGGTTAACCCAAACTGACTCATTCAAAAGTTCACGCCACTGTTTACCATTTCTTGCTTTTATTTCTTGGGCTAATACTTCTTTATCATTAGAGCCTTTAATAGATGCCTCAATAAAAATACCTACCTTATCGTCGCACTCTCTTGCAATTAGTGATAAGTTCCCCTGTTTTCTTAATAAGTGTTCTTTCATATTTTTATGATCAGCGCATTTTACAGAAGCCATAGTAGGTGGTTGAGGTGCGCCAAAAGAAGCATCCTGAGGTGAAGAGGGCGTTTCCACCCCAGGAGCTTGTGGGGACTGAGTGTGCGGTATTTCTCCAGGAATCTCTTGGGGTGCATTAACATCGTTATTTAAATGTTTAACTTTAAGCACCATTGTACCATCTGGCTCTCTCTTAAAATCCATATCCGCATCAGATGCAGTTAATAAGCTTCTCCACTTTGAAGTAGTTTTTTCTGCTATCTCTCCACTATTATCTTCTGCTCCATAACCATCGTTTGCACCTGTTGAACCTTCCTCGGATACTGCTTTAGGTGTTGGAAGACCGGTAACATCAATAGAAACACCGCCGTCCGGTTTCTGCTCAAAATTAACATCAGAAAACACTCTTCGCCAACTACCTTTCTTAGAAGTTCTTTCTACACCCTTATTACCCATAAATTCTCTTTTGTTCTTTTCTTGTGTAACAGGGGAAGGTATCTTCTCGTTAGATTTCTCTATTTTTTTATCTTTTTGAAATATGCTGTTACCAGAATGCCAATGGTTTAGCTCTATTTTTGCAGGGTCTCCTGAAGAAGGTTGTTTATCGCCCGAAAATTCCGCCCTGTTTGGCAACTCTTCTTTTGATTTAGGTACTTTGTAGTTCTTAAAATCATCAGTATACTTTTCTGATTTACTAAATACCTTTAATGTGCTTCTCCAAAAACTCTTTTTCATGTTATGCTCCTAATTTATACCTGTCAAAGGACTGTGTACT